TTATTTATAAAACAAAAATAGTAAATTTAATTGAAACCACAAAATAATGGATGAATTTTTTTTATTTTCAGAGGAACATGGAGTGTATGTGTGGTTTCCATCCAAAACAGGAACAAACCATTCATATAAGGTTTTGAAATCTTGTGGTTTTAAGAATTATTTTTATTCAAAAAAATCTAACTCTTTAAGTCAAACCAATATAGATGGTTATAATCATTCATTATCAAAGTTCCCAGGAGATGAACAATATTTATTAATCAGTACTGCAAGGCATCCATATACTCGATTAGTTTCTTACTTTAAATTCTTGAATTGTTTCACAGTTAAAAAAAATAAGCAATTATATTATACAATTTCAGATTCTTTAGAAGAAAGAAAATTTAAATTCAGGTCCTTCTTAAATGAAATGTTTGCTTTGACTTTGAATCATCCAGCACTTGAATCTTACAACACAACAAGGGTACCCAATTTCTTTCTACGTGTTGAAAACTTGTATGAAGATTATTGTAAAATACCTTTTATATTTTCAACTATTTTTAGAAGTAGTGGTGAACTTGAGAAAGTTTGTCTTAAAAAAGAAAATGAAAATAAAATTGATTTGACTCCATGGCAAGAATACTTTGACCAGTATACCGCAGATTTAATATATAGTAAAACAGAGAACTATTGTAATCTTTTAGGTTATGATAAGGACATATGGAAATAAAAAATGGGACCAAAGTCCCATTAATTATTCTATTAAGCCTGTTAAGTGGGATGTTTCTTTTGGAAGAACATCTGTCATTATACGATAAGTTTTAATCTCACCCAAATCAGGAAACTTAACAGCTTCAATTGCAATACCCCACTTGACCACCTGTTCATTAACTTCGGGGGTAACAAACTCTGTAAGGTCCACTAGGTCCTCCCAATTGGTTGTCTCAACAACATCTCGTATGATTCCTTGAGTCATATCAACAAGGACATCATTTGCATGCATAACATTTAATAAAAAACTTTGTACATTAAATACGTGATAACGAACAATTGTTGTTAGTACGATTGAACGCTCATCGAGAGTTGTTAAAGTTTGAGGTCTAAGGTGAACTGTTTGAGTTATAACAGGAGTTACCCAAATCTTATCAAAGAATGGAATCTTCCAATTAAGTCCAGGTCCCACAACTTTGATGAATTTACCCACTCTTAAATGAACACCACTTTCCCATTGGTCAACAATTTTGAATGGTAAAATGTCATGAATAAAAGTTACACACAAGTCAATAAATTTGTCGAACATATACTTTGGTTTTGTTGAAGAACAAAGATACGACAATTTTTGGATATTACCAAAAACAAAAAACCCTCCGTTTGGGAGGGTTTCAATTATTTTAATACCACGTTTGTCTTTTCTCGTCGAACGTCCAACCATCTCTTTCTTCACCAGGTTCTCCTGGTTCTGTTGGTGGTTGTGGTGACTTTTGTATTGTTGTTTGTTGTGTAGTTTTTTGTGTTGTTGTTTGTTGTGCAGTAGTATTATTATCAGGTTCATAATCTGTAATATCATTTCCATTATTAGTATTAGACTTATTTGTTGGATTATAATCACCATCTTCATTATTAGATGTATTCGTTGAGTTGTTTACAGCGGTATTACCGTTTTCTGGTGTAATATCAGTCATCGAATTTTTATCATCTTGAGCTGCTGTTTGTAATGATTTCAAATATTCATCCTTATATTGTGACCAAGAATTAGTTGTTCTTGGACCCATTCTACCATAACCTTTACCTACTTTATTTAACATACCCCCATTATATCCAGTCGCCCAACCTACATGATTCTTATCTAACCAATCTTGAAATGCTTTAACCCCATTAATGTCTTTTAATTCTGTTGGTATTGGTGGTGGGGTTTGTCTTTTAGCACTGACAGATGCATTTTTTGCAGCAAGTAATGCACTTGCTCCGATACCTATTTCCTGCATTTCTTGTTCAGAAACTACTTTACCCCTTTTATAACCAAATAAAGATTTCATTCTTGAGACCTCTTCGTTAATTAATTTAATTGAATTCATAATATTTTTTTTAATTTTAGTCTTTTTCCTATTTAGTTGGTTGAGTATTATAATCACCATTCTCAACGTTAGAGTTATTAGTTGAGTTGTTTACAGCAGTATTACCGTTTTCTGGTGTAACATCAGTCATCGAATTTTTATCATCTTGCGTTGCTATTTGTAATGATTTCAAATATTCATCCTTATATTGTGACCAAGCTTTACATGTTCTTGGACCCATTCTTCCATAACCTTTACCCATTTTATTTAATACTTCACCAGCATATCCCCAAGCCCAACCTACATGATTCTTATCTAACCAATCTTGGAACTTCTTAACACCCTCGGAATCTTTTAATTCTGTCGGTAATGAACATCCACCTGTTGTTCTTCCACCTGTTGTTTTTCCACCTGTTGTTACAACTGTAATATTTGGACAACCCGTTTTAGCGACATTAATTTCAACGTCTGTTGGTTTTTCTTTTTCAACATAACTACCCCATGTCTTACCATCCCAATAACTGGCTGGGTTAACTATTATCCCATTTTTTACACTACAATATATTGAATTAATATGTGCTTGTCTATCGTCCAATTCCCAAGTTCCAGATGCACCATGTCCACCTGAGCTTCCACCACCACTACTTTTAATATCATTAGAATCTTCTCCCCAACTTACAGATGCACCACCTCTCGATGGACAAGATGCCTTTGCGGTGTACCATTCCTCCTCAGTTACAGGTTGTTCCAAACCTTTGGACCAAGAATCAAACGTCAGGTTTTGACCAACATAACCTGGAGCAGTTATATAACCATAAGCATTCACACCACAATAAATACTGGTAATATTTTCTTGTCTTGTTTGAGCTTCGGAGATAATCACCTGTTCGGAAATTACTTTACCTCTTTGATACCCAAATAAAGATTTCATTCTTGATAACTCTTCGTTAATTACATTATTAATACCCATACCAATTTTATTTATAAATATCATATAAAACAAAAAACCCCATCCGTAGAAACGGACAGGGTTAGGCAAAAAAGGTTGAGAATATACCATTTTGAGAGAGTCTTTACAGGAGATTATTTTATTTCCTCCGATTTCCACTTCCTTTTGAGAAGTAACCCTCAGTCACGGTCAATTAGATTAACCAATCCTTAAGTCGTAATATACTCTATTCTTACTCATCACTCTTCTAGGTTGCCACCCAAACTCATCCTTGCGGGATTAGAGAACTTTCAAAACAATCGTATTGGGTTTGGGACCCTTTACGGCCATGAACAACTCATGACTAAGTAGTGACCTGTCTACCACGACTGACGAACACTTTTCCTTTATTGATTTATAAGTTGTTAAACCTTAATTAACAAAGTTTTGATTTGTGGATAATAGATGTAGCGGTCCGTCAAACCAGCCATCCCATCTTTTGAACGAGACGATACTGAACTACACCTTGAAGTCTCCCGACCTCCATACTTTGAGTTTACTTCATAACTCCTACCTTGGTAGGTGAAGAGTAAGGAGAACAACAGCACCACCTGTACGAACTCTTACCTTTCGGTTTTAAGTCTACTCTAATATTGAACTCCGCAATTGTATAGTTGGACGACCATACTTCTCACAACAGTTCTACGAGTTATTCTTATTGGAGTTCCCTCCTCAACCAAACGACCCACATCGCTTGGTCACCCAACCACTTTCTCTACAGTGTTACCCTCAATACTCAAGGTCAGATGATATCCCGCTTGTCTACTCGAGCTCCGTTTCCGAAGCCGCAACTGTTCCAATCAAGAACGAGTCACTTTATACTACTTTCATAGTTTATTTTATGGATTATAGACCACCCAATATCTTTAGTATGAGTATGACGTATACTTATATTCCCCGAAGGTTCAACAAACGGTACTCTCATAGTAAAGAAATATTTTTATTCAAAGAACTTTTTAAAGAATGAAGAAAAGGGGAAACTTTACGACCAAGTAAACTTGGAACCTTTACTACCCCTTTCCTTCATTTGTCTTACAAAGGTAAGAATGTTTTGGGAAACAATCAAACTTTTTTGTAAGTTTTTTTTTTGAGCCGATAATACAACAAATAATTCTTAAGACCCCCTACTCCTAATAGGACAGGTTTATTTGGTTATCATTTCAAAGAACAAACAACTCTCGTCGTTTGGTTTTCAAAGATAAGAAGAACTTTTCAATTCGTCAAATCTTTTTTTTAAAAAAATAGGAAACCTCGATTTTACGACCTTAGTCAACCCATTCTTAGTTGCGAGGGATGGATTCGAACCATCGACCTAAAGGTTATGAGCCTTCCGAGCTACCACTGCTCTACCTCACGATATATCTTAATGATTACAATCCCACTTCCCCACGGTCACCTATCCACGTCATGCGCTGGTTGTACCAGCGGGTGTAATCAATTTTTTTAAGAACTATTCCAAAAAGAAGTCCCACAAGCTTCAGTATTTCTCTCGAATCACACACTCGTGGGACATTTGTTTTACAAAGATAAGTGATAGTTTTGACACCGTCAAATTTTTATAAAACTTTTTTTTGGGGATGTTCGTCCTTTCGGACTTGGATATATAAATATATCCATTCTCATCAAAGTCTTACAAAGATAGAAAAATTTTCTATTATTGTAAAATAATTTCCGCTAATTTGTAAAAATATTCTCCTGATGTCTCAGGTGTTATCTCTTCTAAGGTAAAATAACCACAATCAGTATGTTCTTCACCGTCAATAGCATTTAATAGGTCAGGGTACATTGGAGTCTCTGTTTCTAATAAATAAACATACATAAACCCTTTAACTTTTTTACCGTCTCTTGTGTGTCTTGGAATTAATCCCATAAACTTTAATTCAATATCATTAATATTAATATCAGTTTCCTCAAGGAATTCTCTTTTGGCACCATTTTGTGTAGTTTCATTCTCTTCCAATTTGCCACCAGGTATGGACCACATACCAGGATATGAACCCTGACTATTTCTTTTACATAAAAGAAGTTTGTTTTTATATTTTACCGCAACTCCAACGTATCTTTTTTTATCCATGGTATTTATATTATATGAAAGTTAAAATTAACGAAAATATTATTAAAGTAAAAACATTAATTGATGAAGATTCCCAAAGAATTGGAATGATGGGAAAAAAGTTTAACAAATCATTTAATGGTTTATTATTTTTAATGGGTGGAAAAAAACAATGTTTTTGGATGAAAAATTGTATTATCCCATTAGATATAATAATAATAAAAAATAATGTAATAGTTAATATCCATCAAAATTGTCCTCCATGTAATGAAGACCCTTGTCCTTCTTATTGTGGAAGAGGTAATATAGTTTTAGAACTTGCTGGTGGTAGTTGTGAGAGTCTTAATATACAACCTGGAGACTCTGTTGAATATCTATTTTAATTTAGATTCTTTTTCTTCTTCAATCTTTTCTTTTAACTTAGTTTTGAACTCGTTGGCTATCATTTTTGTAAACTTAACATACGGATGGTCTTCACTATCAGGATTATAACGATAAGAACCTTGAGGTGGTCTTGTACCTCTACCTAAATAACTTAATCCTCCAATGTTTGTAATACATTTGTGTCCACCCGAATTAGATTGAATTAAATCCCAAGCATTTACCAAGATACTATCTAATATATTTTTTTCCTTGTCTGTTAAATCCTTAAATGGTTTTTCCATCATCTCTCTAATTTTACCTAACGCTTCTTCACCTTTTGGAATACCTATAAATTTTCCACCGTATATTGCATCAAAATCTTGAAATGTATAACCAATGCTTTCAGGACCCACACTTGTTTCACTAATCCATTTAATAGTTGATAATGGTATCTTCTTTTCTTTAAGTTGACCTTCCCACTTTGATAATACTTCTTGTCCTATCTCACCTAAATTAACTCCTTTAAGTCCTCTATCTTTTTTAAAAGGATTACAGGATGCTTGAACTAATCCCATTGGCCAAGCCATAATTAGAAAGTCAGATTCAGGATTATTTCTAAATGGTGTATATCTATCATAAGAACCTGGCTTAAACATACTACCACCACCATATTGATAAATTATATTATCACTAACATGAGGAAAATTCTTCATTTGTTGTGCATAATCATCAGCATTTGATTGTAATTCTTCAGGACCTACTGAGTTGGTTTTTCTCATCCACTCTTTAATGTTTCCTAATATTGAAAGTAGCGATGGTTCTGAGTCCATAACTAACCCTTCTAAAAAACCTGGCTTATTTTTGAACGCTAAAAGTAGTTTGTTAATTACCAAACCTAATAACATTTTATTCTTCTGTAATGATTTTTCATCATCATACCTGTAGATATAATTTACAACTTCTTCAGGAGTAATGTTATGTTTTATAAAATCTGCAGAATCCACAGTATTGATTAACAAAATATCTGATGTTGGAAATAAATCTTTTGGTGAAACAACTTGAGATATTGTTTCTACATTTGAAAGAGCTCCTCTAAATTGTTTTGATGTTCCTTTTTCAACTCCCACTTGAGTATCGTGATGGTCTGTATGAATTTTGAACATTGGTTTACCATGAGCGAAATCTACAAGAACTGGCATTGTATCTCCTGTCGCATCATTCTTTTTAACTGAAAACTCCTTATCACCATACTGAATTACGTGAGCACCAACAATATCAATACCATTATCTTCAAGGTATCTTTTCATTGCAATCGCTGTTGTAACACCATCTAAATCTTGGTGAAAATAGATTTCGGCTTTGGGATATCTCTTCCTCAAAGCCGAAATGTCTCTTATACCGCTTTCGTTAATTATTTTTTTCAATTAGTTTCTAAATTGTTTACCAATCCAATTCATAAATTGGTCAATAACTCCTCCTTCATCAGCAACAAGGTCTTCTAAATCTTGTCTATCTTTAGGTGGCATTTTATTCCATGTTTCTTCACCCCACACTCCATCAGGACGGCGACATCCTATCGATGCTTGATATTTTGATATTGCTTGAGCTGTTTGTGAAGTTAACTTAATATCTGTTCTTCCATCCACAGTTAATGGTTGTCTGTTATCACCTGTAATTTTTTTAGAAATTAAAAATCGTTGAATTGCTCTAACGAATTCTCTATCCATATTTTGTTCTAAAATAACTCTTTTAACAAGATTAGTTAAATCATTTTCTGTAAGTCTTATTGTTTTTTTTGCCATATTATTTTTTTTATAATGCCGTTAAGGCTGTTTTAGCTGCTTGACCGCCCAAAAGTGATGAGAAGAATTCACCAACAGGATTTGCCGCAGAAGCTGCAATAGTTTCACCAGTTGCTGCTGTTCCTTGTGCAATTGTTTCCGCTGGAACTTCATTACCAAAACTATCTTTAAAGTATTGTTGTGCTTGTGGTGTTTGATTATATTGTCCAAGTTTAGCTTCAAGTTGTCCTTGTCCTAATTTAGCTAACGCTTCATCAGGTCCAACAAAATTACCTAATCCCATAAAATCCAAAAATCCTGCCCACCATTTAGTTTGTCTTGCTAAAGCTCTGACAGATGCATTTCTACCCATTATCTGTGGCATACCACGGAATAATGTTTTTCCTGAAAAAAATCCTTTTGTTGTTCTGTATGATGTAAAAAGACCACCAGTATCTTTAGACATTTTAATCAAATTTTCTAAGTTTTTAACTTGGCTCGCTTTACTTAAAGTTCCCATTTTGCTTGCTAAATTTGCACCAGCCTTATTTACAATACCACCTTTAACCGCACCTTTTTCAAATAATTCAATCCATTGTATAATTGTTCTTTTTAATCCACCAAATGGACCCATCGGCATTCTTTCAAGAATACCTCTAAGTGATGAACCAATTTTACCCATACCTTCAGTAAATTTTCCAATAATACCACCGCTTTCTGTTACTCTTTGTAACATTGCACTTGCTTCAGCAGTTTTACCCGCTTTAGATAATTTTAACACTTCCTCAAGTGCTTTGGCTGACGGTGCACCAACTTTTAACGCACCCATTACAGGTTTAGCAATTGCATCACCAGCATAAGGTACTGCAGATACTATAGATAAAAATCCAAATAAATAATCTCCTTGGTGTATATATGACACACCATTAACCAAATCAACCACTCCTGTTGGGTCAAAGATACCAACGATATCCCCTAATGTATTATACCATTCATTTTCATTTAATCTTTTGGCCGTTTTTGGATATAAAACTTTTAAGAATTCAACAATGTATTCCTTTTGTTCTATTGAAAAATTTTCCCAATTTTGATTAGCTAATTTTCTGTTATTATCTTTGAAAATATTTTCTTGAATTACTGCTAATTGTTTTTTGGTTATAATGATTTCAGACATCTGTATTTTTCTTTATAAATATCCTGTAAATAAAAAAAAGGGTCATACGACCCTTTTATTATAAATCTAATTTAGTTTGTTTATTTTTATCTATAAAATGTTGAACCCTTTCTTTCGCCACTTTACAATAATTCTCACTCAATTCAATCCCAATCCACCTACGTCCACCAATCTCAGCAGCACAGATACTTGTACCAGAACCTGTGAATGGGTCAAGAACAATATCGTTCCTGTATGTAAGAATTTTAATGGCTTTCATTGGAATATCCATTGAGAATGTTGCCTTAGTCATTTGTTTTGTATCAGCAAAATAATCCCACTGTCCGTATACCAACTCCATAAATTCTTTCTTATGTTCATCTTGATACACTGTTTTCTTTTTTGTTGTCCCATCTTCCTGTTCAATATCCATAACCTCACCAACCCATTCAGGTTCTCCCTTAATCTTTTTTATATGAGTCTTTTTATAGGCCAACAACACACATTCTTTTGGATTATAAATGTATGGTGCAGATGGAGACATCCAAGAACCCCACGCAGTAGTCTTACTTCTATGTGGAGAATTTTCTTCCAAATCAACAATACCATAGAATTTATAACCAATACTCTTCATCACTTGCCAAATTTCAGATACCATCAGTATTCTTCCACCTTTGTCTTGTCTGTTAATTTCATAAGGAATGTTTAAAGCAATTCTACCGTCATCTTTTAACACTCTATAAGCCTCTCTTAACCAACTAGCACTGAATAATTTATATTGTTCAAATTCAATGTCGTCGTTGAATGAGTCGTAAGCAATTCCAACACCATAAGGTGGTGACGTTACAATTAAATCCACAGAAGATTCTGGCATCTTCGCCATCACTTCAATACAATCCCCATTAATAACTTTCCCTACGTAATCTTCTATCATAACTTTCCCTCTTGTTTTAATTGTTCTCTAATTTTAGTTGCAGATATCTCACCAACCTCTGTTGGTGGTATGTGTTCTATCACATCGTAACCGACTCCTCTTCCAAAGTTTACTGATTCAATATCAGGAATAATCATTACCACAACTCTACCTTGATTAATATAATCCCAAAGTTCCATATTAATATTTTTTGAAACTTCTAATGCAGTGAATGGATTTTTCTCGTCAGGTACAATGTCTCTAATAAGGATGAGAACATTCTTTCCGTCTTCAAGACATTGATTTACCAACCATTTATGTCCGTCGTGAAAAGGCTGAAATCGTCCAACAACCATTGAGTGTTGTTTACCTCCAGTGTTTTTTAATTTAGGGTCTCCTTCTACGTGTATTTTTTTCATTATATGCTTAATTTTTCTCTGATTTCTTGAAGACTATCAAAAACTTTTTTATCTGTTGTATCAACATCTATAAAGTTCTCTAAAGGTTTTTCATATCCTTCAACATGAAACGATTCTCTCCCTCTTATCTCATCGGTATGAATATAAAGTTCAACAATATCTTCACCCATCTTTTCTTTAAAACTTTCTCTTTGGTCTCTGTAGGGTGACACTAAACAAACTACTGAGTTCATTTTTTTATTGTGTAGAAAGTGAGAAATATTCTGAGCTAACTCAATGTTTTTTCTACGTCCTTGTTCACTGTAGTCTTTGTTCTCAAAGATTTCTCTGATGTCATCACCATCAACTAAAACCGCATCACCTTGTAATGCAGCAATTAACCAATTTCCTAATGTTGTTTTTCCAGCACCAGGTTGTCCTGTTAACCAATATATCATTTCTCTAAGTTTTTAATTTTTCTATCCAAATAGAAAGCAGCTTTTTTTAAATCTTCAAGTTCTTTGGTATCATCTTTTTTACCCGCCCTTACAACATACTTTACTACATTGAAAAGATATGCGTCCAAATCTAATCCCCAAGCCTCACAAACCTTAATTACTTCATATGGGTTATCAACTCCACCATAATGAGCAGGTCCATTTACCATTTCATTTTGTACCATTACTTAGAATTTTTTTCAGGTTTACTACCTTTCTTGTAAGGTTTCTTTTCAACTTGTTCAGTTGGTTGGTCACTTGATTGTTCTGTTACTTCTTCGGCAACTTTTTTACCTCTTGATAATTTCCACTCTGTTTTGGAAATATAACCCCACGATGAACCCACCATGTTATAGGCTGTTTTTTCGTCTACTCTTTTGATGTCACCTACTTGTACATCTTTTCCTGTTCTTAACGCTTTAATACACTTCATTGGTTGTTTCCTCCATGTTTTTTTTGTTATTTATAATTGATAGAATTTCTTCATCAGTTTTTCCCTGAACGAATAGTTCATATATCTCTACACTTTCATCATCTTCAAAAGTGAGTCCATCACTTTTTCCGTAATACTTTCTTAAACCGCCTTCGCTCAAGGCTCTATAACTTCTTTCAAAGTCTACATATCGTTGATTGAATCCCATATAACAAAGATAGTAAAATTATATTTCAGAATCAAAATTACTTATCTTTTGGAAATTAACTACTTGAAATACATATTGCATAACTTTGCGTTTCATTATTGGAATCAAAGTTTCTTCCATTGGGAATGGTTGTGAACATCTCGCCTCAAAGATTGGGAATTCTCTATAATTTTCAATATTTGTCCAACTTGAAAATGTATCTATAATATAGGATAATGTTAACTCACTTGG